AAAAAGTACAAAGATTTACCAGATGAATTAAAGGAAAAATTCGATAGTTATGCTGTTGATATAGTTAAACATCTTGACTGCACAGATGAAGAAATAGCTTATCACATTGCTAGATATAACAGACAGACAAGTATGAATGTAAATCAGAAGAATATTTTGGTTGCTTGGAAGATAGCACCTGAAATTAAAAAACTTGTCAGCAATCGTTTCTTTATGGATTGCGGAAATTATAATCCAAAAGAAGATACAAAGGAAGTATTTAACAGAATTGTATGTGAATCTATTATGACTATGTTCCATCTTGATAACTGGAAGAAATCAAAACAAATGAGTTTGTATCTTAATGAAAATGCAACGAAAGATGAATTTGAGGTATTTGAGAATGAACTCAATAGGTTGTATGAGATTACTGATCAAGACACAGTAGGTAAATTGTTTAATTCAAAAAATTCATTTATATGGTTCGCTGCTTTTCATACATTTACACAGTTTGGAATTGAAGATATTAAATTTATTGATTTTCTTGAAGAGTTTCAGAAAACATTACATAGCAAGACATTTGTAGAATATGAGAATAAGAGTTTCGATACTTATGATGATGGTAAGGGAACTAAAGATAAGAAAGTTGTTAAGGCAAAACTTAACATGCTCGAACAGCTTATGAAGGAATATTTACATATTACAGAAGAAACTAATTCAGAAACAGAGAATAATATAAATGAGTCTGATACAAAGTCGTGTGAATCAGATTCAACGCTTGAATTTATTCAGAATAATGTTTCAAAAGATGTATCAAATGAAGATATTGAAGAATATCAGGATTTTATGGATTCATATGTAAACATTGATTCTGAATTATACAAGCAGTGTTCTATAGCATTAATGGCTTTAACTGCTTATGCTTACAAATGCGATAGAGATGTTGAATTAGGAAAATGGATTGAAAATTGTCAGTCAAGAAAGTGGCAGAATCTCAGTCCTTCGCAGGAAGTCAATTTCAAATATATGAAGAGAAGTTTTGATAATTTCGTCAATGCAAATGGAGGAGCTGCTTAATGGATATAACAATGTGTACAAGCCAAAGTTGTCAGAATAGAAAACAATGTTATAGAGCTATGGCAAAGCCAGATAAGTATCAATCATATGCTGATTTTACCAAGCTCTGTGCTGAGAAAGATTATCAGTGTATGTGGGTAATTAAGGGTGGAGATGTTCTTATAAGTGATATAGATAATATTAAGACGAGGTGTCGATATGAACAAAGAAGAATTAAGAGAACAATTACAGAATTATTCTAAACCGAAGCTTGTTGAGATGTGTATTAAGTTATTGGAAGAGAAAGAATTGTCTCAGAATGCTACGACCTATGATGAGCTATTGGAAATGGAATGGGACAGTAAGTAATTAGAGAATAACACAAAGAGTAAAATTCTTTGGATTGCGAGGTGAAAAGGATGTTCAGAAGAAAAACAAAACTTGAGAAAGTATTAGACAAGAAATCAAATTATGTAACATTTAGAGATTTTCTAAAATCGTTATCACACAAGGAGTTACATATCTTGGCAGAAGAAATTATCTGGAAAGAATACGATGGATATAATGGTTCATCTTGTTATATGGAACAAAATCATTATGACTTAATGGATAGGTGGCATAAAGAATTTTATATAGAGGAAAGAAGTTATTTATTGTCACAGTAAAGTTCGATTTCATAGGGTTGGAGGTGAATATGAATGGCGTGTGATTATTGTGCGTACCGTTATTCTTATGATTGTGGGGATGGTTGGAATCGCCATAAAAATTGTGAAAGTTTTAAGTTGGATTGGGATAGTTTATCTGAGAAAGATAAGAAAACCATTCAGAAGATTTTGGATAGAAGAGAGGTAAAGTAATGGAAAATATAAGAAG